ATGATATTAAAGCGCTTATTGCAGAATATGTTAATAGAACTAAAGCGATGTAACTCTATAGGGAATATTGATGGGCTGCTTTTTCTGGTTTCAATGCTGTCTAGCAAGAATTCCATAAGTAGAAAAGAAGTTATAAATCGTTCTTCTTTAGAAAATGGATTAAACATAAATTGTAGCGGAGCTTTAGCATTCCTTGAGTACTTAGAATATGTCGAGTTTTCTGAGGAAAACATTATAGTAACAGAACGACTCAAAGAACTGAAATTATTAGAAGGTAGTAGTATTATAGATACACTTGTAAGATCCTGCATTTCAAAGCTAACCGATGAAGGAATATTCGATTCGGATAGAACAGGCTTCGATGTAGACAAGGGGCATATAAGCATTAAACGATCAGCATTTCCATTGGCATACGCTGCTATTAGGAACTTTTTGACTATTGCAGGAGCACTAGATAAAGATGAGAATGGTGATATGTGTATATCTCAAACATATGAGTCTGATTTCTCATCACAAATTAGGAGACGTAAAAGTAAATTTACGTTGGAACAGTTACTTAAACAACAGGAGGAACAAAGCAAGCGTGGTCTTGAAGCAGAGGAGTTTATTTTGGAATTTGAGAGAAAAAGACTTCTGGCGAAGGCCTATAAAATCAAAAGAATTTCTGATATCGATGTTTCTGCTGGATATGATATAGTATCGTTTCAGAGTGATAGTAGTACAACGTATGATAGATTTATAGAGGTTAAATCATATTTGGGAAAACCACATTTTTATTGGTCAGAGAATGAATCTGACACTGCAAGAATAAAAGGTGATAAATATGTTCTTTGCCTTGTGGATTATGCACGAATTACAGAGCCGGGATATAAACCTGAGTTTATTCAAAATCCGCATAAAATTATCTTTGAAGATGACAACTGGCTTGTTAATACTGCGTCATATAGAATACAAAAAATATAGGGCGTGTTTAATAACATGCCCTATAAAATCAAGCTTTGTACAGGTCAGCTAAGCGTTCAGAAATAGCATGGATAACTGGAACACAGACTGTATTACCTAAGAGATCAAACGCTTCGCTTTCTTTTAGAAAAGAAAGATCATAGTCATCTGGAAAACCAAACAGGCGCTGAATTTCTCGAATAGTTAACCTTCGCAGTCCACCATTGTCGATTACTCCAAGACGTGAAACATCCATAGCTACAAGTGTTGGTGCTAAATCGTTAGGGTCAAGGATTTTGGTGAATTCAAATGACAACTTGCCAGTTACAATGTTATACCCTTTTGGTTTAGTTTCGTCTGGCACTCTTCGATTGTTTTCTCTTTTGCGAGGATATTCCAAAGTAAGGTATCCCATTTCAACCAGTTCATCAAGAATTTCACGTAGGTTTTCCTTTGGGTAAAAGGTAGCTATTTGTTTCTCAGTAAGAGGCATACCATCCATCCAATCAATGCCGATTTCAGCTGCCCACTTTTTTTTCCTTCGCTCGCGAAGAAGAAGATTGAGAAGTTCTGTTTGTTCAGGGGTTGTTTCACCTTTTAGACCAATTTCCCAACTATGAATGTTATCATTACCGCCTCTCTTGTCCTTGATTGCTTTACCGATAACTTCTTTTGGAGTGAAGTGCTCAAATAACTTTCTTGTAAAAGTTGAATCTACTGTTGGTAAGTTATGATCCAAAATATCACCGAGAACCGCTGTGTGTTCTTCAAAATTGTCCAATGAGATGTGTGCATCTTTTGTCCCTACAATATAGACTCTTTTTCTTGATTGTGCCAAACCGAAGTATTTACTATCAATCAATTTGTAGGATACATAATAATTAAGTTTTTTTAGACGGCTTACTATAATCGATAATGTACGCCCATTATCATGTTTAACAAGCCCCTCGACGTTTTCGAGCAAAAATCCATACGGCCTTTTTGCTTCCAGGATACGTTCAATTTCGAAAAACAATGTTCCGCGAGTATCTTCAAAACCAAGTTGCAACCCAGCGGCTGAAAATGGCTGGCATGGAAAACCCGCTAATAGAAAATCAAAATCTTCGATATTCTGTGCAGGAATTTTGGTAATGTCTCCCGATACCTCAGTATCCTTAAAATAATTTTTATATGCTTTAATGGCATAATCTTTGAGTTCACTACTAAATACACATTTAGGTTCAAACCCTTTATCACGAAAAGCATTTTCAAACCCGAGTCTTATACCACCTAATCCAGCAAACAGGTCGATGAACTTAACTTCTTTGTTCTCAGAGCGTTTTCTACGCTCAAGCTGTGTGCTAATTAAATCTATACATTTCTCGGAGAAACTATTACCTTTTGCGTATGTTTCAATATCTTCGTGCTGGGTAGGAGTTATATAAATGGTTTTAGCTATTTTCTTTTGAGTTGCAGGCAATGGAGTACGGCCAGAGCCCTCTCGTTTTCCTCCGTGATGCATAGCTTATACTCTCCTTTTCAAATATACACTATGATTATAACACAAACAACTTGATTTTGCAATGCCTAAAATCAAGTTATGAAAATTATTATTTAATATGCTTCTTGACATTATATGGACAGTAATATATAATTAAATTACGCACATTAGCGTAAAAGCGTAAGGAGGTAAAAAGATGGCTGGTGAATTTGGGGCTTATATTGCTCAAAAGAGACTTGAAAAAGATGTGAAATTGAAGCCTATTGCGGAAAAATTAGGTGTTTCTGTAACTTATCTATCGGACATAATTAAGGGAAGAAGAAATCCACCCGATATCGACGGATTAGAGGGTCTAGCTGAAATTCTGGGATTATCTGAGGAAGAGAAAAATATAATGTTCGATTTGGCAGGACGTGATCGAAAGCAAGTATCGCCTGATTTGCCTGAGTACATTATGGATGAGACACTACCTAATGCAAGGGTAGCGTTAAGAAGGGCACGTAATGCAAAATTAGGAGACGACTTTTGGAAAGAGGTTAATCAGATCATCGATAAAAAAGGGGGCGAAAAATGATGAATTATAATATGCGCACTTTGATTCCTATAATTCCTGCATCGGAGTATGATAACGTTGCAAAGGAATTTTTAGAGGATTATTTTCCTGAAGCTTTACTGGAGCCGAGACCTGTTCCGATATTGGATATTGCAAGAAACATGATGGGGTTAGATGTTCAATTTATTTGCCTGTCAGAGGAACTGGATGTTTATGGTATGACAGTGTTTGCCGATGGACTGGTTGAAATATTCAACCCCGAAGAAGGGCTATATGAAAGTAGATTTTTCAAGCGAAAGACTATACTAATTGACCCAGAGGCATATAAAAAGACGAATGTAGGATGTGTGAATAATACTATTGCTCATGAATGTGTCCATTGGTATAAACATCGGATGTACTATCGAATGCAGAACTATGTACTTCCTCGTCAAGCAAAATACTGTAAATGCTATATTGAGCAATTACCATACGCTACGGAGGAAGAAATTATTCTTGAAAACCAGGCTATAGGTATAGCGCCTCGAATATTAATGCCAAAAAGCCCTTTTATAGAAAAGGCACATGAATTAAATGTGAGGTACGGGAAAGATAACAGTTACGCAATCGCGCAATTGGCTAAATTCTTTGGGGTATCAAAACAGTCTGTATCAATACGACTAGAAGAGTGCAGTTTATTATGATTCTTGTTGCAATTAAAAAGCAGCAAGAAAATTTTTTAGCTATTTATTACGCAGATAAGCGTAAATGTGTAAAATGGAGGTTGTTAAAATGAGGGATGTATATCATTATAAATGTCCCAATGAATCAACATGCATTGCTCATAAGCATTGCCATGTACTAAAAACTACAGAAAAATTAAAAACTTTAATCTCTGCAGTAGTAAAGTGCCCAGCACAGAAAAATAAGGAGATTATCGTTAAAATCGGAACAGAACAATGACTAAATGATATCAAGAGTGACTCACAGGTAAGCCGCTTGGACGCGCTATGCTGTAGGACTCAACTATAAGGGAAACCCTTTGTTGATCTTACAGCATGCAATGTCCATGCGGCTTTATTGTTATAACATTTCGGAATAAAGGAGGAAATCGAGATGAATCAAGTCACAAATTTAAATAGGAAAAGAGTGTGTGATCTGAGTGAGGACAAGCGTATTGCTGAAATCCGGAAAGGAAATTGTTTGACTAGGATAAAGGCAAACCCAGACGGCACACTTGATATTACTCATCAATGTGATGAAAAAGTTTCATAAAACCCAACAGTAATTTAATAGCTAAATCCGCCAGAACGCAAGACGGCAGTGCGAAATCTTAGTCCTTTTCATAAGGCGAGATTCAACTGCCGTCTTTTTTTTGTTTAGTGCGGATTTGGCGGCTCTGGCGGATTTCAGATTTTGAAAACCAAAGGAGCCAGGATATGAAAATTAGAATTATGTATGACAACAAACCTACCTATTTGGAGGTACCGGACGAGGATTTTACCTTAATGATTGATATGGATTATGAGGACAGGCTCTCCAGTGCCGAAGATAAGGAAACTGTGACACGCCGTTCGCCACAGGAGATTATGGACGAGCGTTTTAACAAGCCCGATTACAATAACTGGCGTAAACTTGATCGTCATTCAGCTACTACTACTCCGCCCAAGAAGCTTAATGGGAAAAGGGGCTATTCAAAAGCTACTGATGACAATGAAGATAAAAACATAAAGGAAAATACGATTGAGTTATATCCTGATAACACCGATGAAGTGACTCGTGAAAAACAAGAAGAGTATGAATACCTCTGTGAAATTATCCGTAAAACCCTCAAGGAAAAACAAGCAGAGTTACTGATTGCTATATTCTTAGATGGTGTTTCGGTAACCGAGTATGCAAAACGTGAAGGTGTTAGCAAAAGCGCCATTTCACATCGTTTAGATACAGCTAAGAAGAATTTCAAAAAAGTTTTTCCTGAATCCTCAACTTTCCCCTCTTGTCACGGCTAATAGGTAGAGGGCAACACATAGACGCTCTCGGGAAAGAGGTGAAGAACATGAAACACAACTTGAAAATCAGTGTTTCAAAAACTCCACAATCTGGCGGGATTGTTTCCTGTCGCAATGTCACTATAAGGGAGCGTTTCCTTCGTTTCTTACTTGGTGTTAAGCAGAAGCTGACCATTCTTGTTCCGGGTGATACCGTACAGGAACTCGCCATCAGTGAGATTAAGGAGGGAGGATTAAACCATGAGCAAAATCAAACTACTTCTTGACGTGGTTTCCGATATGCACTCTTTGGCAGACAGCATACAAGCGGTTGCAGATGCTATGGCGGGCAATGAACCTGTGGAAACAAAAGAACCGACTACAACTGTAAAAGAGCCTGAGCCAAAGAAAAAGGAAATCACTCTAGAGGAAGTCAGAGCAAAACTCGCTGAAAAGAGCCAAGCCGGTCTTACTTCTCAAGTGAGAGAAATCATCAAAAAATACGGTGGCTCTAAATTAAGCGAAGTTGACCCAAAACATTATGCAGACATGTTGAAAGATGCGGAGGTACTAGGAAATGAGTGATCACGCAGTACTTTCCGCATCGGGGTCCCATAGGTGGCTTAATTGCCTTCCATCTGCAAGATTGGAACTCGAATTTGAAAATAATGAATCCAATGCTGCCGCTGAAGGTAGTGCTGCCCACGCTCTCTGCGAACACAAACTTAAAAAAGCACTTCACATGAGGAGTAAGCGTCCTGTCTCAGCTTATAACACGGATGAGATGGAAGAACACAGCGATGCTTATGTGGACTTTGTAATGGAGCAGCTTGAACTGGCAAGGCAAAGCTGTACGGACCCATTAATACTTATTGAACAACGTCTTGATTTTTCTTGCTATGTACCCCAGGGGTTCGGAACTGGTGACTGCATCATCATTGGTGACAAAAAGCTTCACATTATCGATTTTAAGTATGGCATGGGTGTGTTGGTAGATGCGGTAGATAATCCGCAGATGAAATTGTATGCCCTTGGTGCTTTGGAAATCTACGATAGCTTGTACGACATCGAGGAGGTTTCCATGACCATCTTCCAACCCCGCAGGGAAAATGTCAGCACATGGACAATCCCGGTAAAGGAATTGAAAGACTGGGCAGAAAATGAACTGAAACCAAAGGCGAAGAAGGCCTATGAAGGCGAAGGTGACTACCTTCCAGGTGAATGGTGCACATTCTGTCGAGCGGCTGTCAAATGCCGTGCAAGGGCTGAAGAAAAGTTGAGATTAGCGCAGATGGAGTTTAAATTGCCGCCACTACTTACGGACTCTGAAATTGAAGAAGTTCTTTCTAAACTGTCTGATCTTACAAAGTGGGCAAATGAAATCATTGCTTATGCCACGGATGCAGCCGTTAATCACGGCAAAGAGTGGCACGGTTTTAAGGTAGTTGAGGGCAGATCTGTCCGAAAATATAAGGACGAAGAAGCTGTGGCTGAAGCAGCCAAGGCAAATGGTTATAAGGATATCTATCGTCAGAGTCTCATTACCCTTACGGAAATGCAGAAGCTGATGGGCAAAAAGAAATTTGAAGAAATCCTCGGTGGTCTTATACATAAACCACTAGGTAAGCCAACGTTGGTTCCACTTTCCGATAAGCGGCCAGCAATGAATATATCAAACGTAAAAAACGAATTTAATGAGATAACGGAGGAATTGGAATATGAATAATCAAAACAGAACGAAGGTTGTTACAAGCGTCAACACACGTCTTAGCTACTTTCATGGCTGGGAACCAGTATCTATCAATGGCGGAGCGGAGAAGTACAGCGTATCCGTATTGATTCCAAAAACAGATAAGGAAACCATCAATGCTATCAATGCAGCCGTAGATGCAGCCATTGAAGAGGGCATTGCAAAGTTTGGTGGTAAAAAGCCGAATAAGGCTACTATCAAACTGCCACTTCGAGATGGTGATGTGGAACGTGATGACGAGGCATATAAAGGGCATTACTTTGTAAATGCCAACAGTAAGACCCCACCCCAAATAGTAGATAAAGCAGTTAGACCTATCTTGGATCGCAACGAGGTATACAGCGGTTGTTATGCAAGAGTATCCCTAAATTTCTATGCTTTTAACTCTAATGGCAATAAGGGTGTGGCTTGCGGTCTTGGTAACATTCAGAAGATAAGAGATGGAGAGCCTTTAGGTGGAAGAACCAATGCTGCTGATGATTTCACAACCATTGAAGATGATGATTTTCTAGCATAAAGAATAAATACAGACGAGGTGGTGGAGGTTGTTCTTCTGCCACCTCGTTTGCATTGGAAAGGGCGGTAATATATGAATTCTATTTCTATTGATATTGAAACATTTAGTAGTGCCAACCTTCAAAAGTCTGGAGTTTACCGTTATGCAGAGAGTGATGATTTTGAAATTCTACTATTTGGTTATTCGGTGGATGGCGGTGAAGTACAGGTGGTTGACCTTGCCAGTGGGGAGGAAATCCCCGATGAAATTATAAACGCACTTATGGATGATTCCGTTACCAAGTGGGCTTTCAATGCAATGTTTGAGCGTGTGTGTCTATCAAAATGGCTTAACCTTACTGAATATCTTAACCCCGCATCCTGGAAATGTTCCATGATATGGTCGGCATATATGGGATTACCTCTTTCTTTGGAGGGAGTCGGTGCAGTTCTAGGTTTGGAGAAACAAAAGCTAACAGAGGGTAAAGACCTCATCAAATATTTCTGTACACCTTGCTCCCCTACAAAATCTAATGGTGGTCGAGTTCGTAATTTACCAGAACACGACATGGATAAATGGGAGCGGTTTAAAGTATATAACATTCGCGATGTGGAATCCGAGATGTCAATACAACAGAAATTATCCAAGTTTCAAGTACCAGAGAACATCTGGGAGGAATATCATCTCGACCAGGTAATCAATGATCGTGGCATTGCCATTGACATGACTTTCGTAAAACAGGCTGTAGAGATGGATGAACATTCTCGTGAAAAGCTAATGGCTACGATGCAAGATATAACTAATTTGGAGAATCCAAACTCTGTACAACAAATGAAAGACTGGCTTGCCGACAATGGGCTAGAAACAGATACCCTTGGTAAAAAAGCGGTTGCTGAGATGTTAAAGACGGCTCCTGAACCACTAGGCACTGTTTTGGAACTTCGCCAGCAGCTTGCAAAATCATCGGTGAAAAAATACACGGCAATGGAAAATGCGGTATGTAGTGACGGTCGTGCAAGAGGAATGTTTCAGTTTTACGGAGCCAACAGAACCGGCAGATTCTCTGGCAGGCTGATTCAGTTGCAAAATCTCCCCCAAAACCATATGCCCGATTTGGAACAGGCTCGACTTTAGTTCGAAGCGGAAACTTTGATGCTCTTACTTTACTCTATGATTCAATCCCAGAGGTACTGTCGGAACTTATCCGTACTGCTTTTATACCGCGAGAAGGTATGAAGTTCATTGTGGCAGATTTTTCAGCGATTGAGGCTCGCGTCATTGCTTGGCTTGCAAGTGAAAAATGGAGAATAGATGTATTCCAAAACGGCGGTGACATCTACTGTGCCAGTGCCTCTCAGATGTTTAATGTACCTGTTGAAAAGCATGGTGTGAACGGTCACCTTCGTCAGAAAGGGAAAATAGCCGAACTTGCCCTCGGTTATGGTGGATCTGTTGGAGCATTAAAATCAATGGGTGCTTTGGAGATGGGAATTGAAGAAGAGGAACTTCAGCCCCTTGTAACGGCTTGGAGACAATCCAATCCCAATATCACAAAACTTTGGTGGGATGTTGACCGTGCAGTAAAAACTTGTGTTAAGCAAAAAACTCCTACAGAGACACACGGCATTAAATTTATCTATCAAAGTGGAATGCTCTTTATTGTCCTCCCCTCTGGTAGACGGCTTGCCTATGTGAAACCTCGTATGGGAGAGAATATGTTTGGCGGTGAGTCGGTTACTTACGAAGGGGTCGGTGGGACGAAGAAATGGGAAAGAATCGATAGCTATGGACCCAAATTTGTAGAGAATATTGTTCAGGCAATCAGTCGTGACATTTTGTGTCATGCCATGCAGACATTAAAGAATTGTTCTATTGTGGCTCATGTACACGATGAAATTATCATCGAGGCAGATATGGGAATGTCACTTTCCGCTATCTGTGAACAGATGGCTAGGACACCAACATGGGCAAATGGTCTGTTACTTAGAGCTGATGGCTATGAGTGTCAGTTTTATCAAAAAGATTAAAATAAATTTTTTCAAAATCCTCAACAATCATTACCTCCTGTGGCTATTAGGTAGAGGAACTTTCCTCTGACTATATTGCAGGAGGTAATTCGTATGGACGAATTAGTAAAAATCAATTATGAAAATCAACGACCAACCGTACTCGGTCGTGATTTACATGAAGCCTTGGAAGTAAAGACCGCTTATAAAGATTGGTTTCCAAGAATGTGTGAGTACGGATTTGAGGAAGGGTCAGACTTTAGCTCATTTTTGAGCGAAAGTACTGGAGGCAGACCACGCATAGACCATCAGTTAACAATTGATATGGCAAAAGAGCTATGTATGATACAGCGTACTCCAAAAGGAAAACAATGCCGTCAATACTTTCTTGAAATAGAAAGACGATGGAATTCCCCTGAGGCGATCATGGCAAGGGCACTTCAGATTGCTAATCAACAGCTAACTCAAGTAAGGAAACAAAATAAAGTGCTTGAAGGTACGATTGCCGTTCAGAATCAGCAAATTGCAGAAATGAAACCGAAAGTCTCCTATTACGATGTAGTTTTAAATTGCAAAGACCTCATTTCCACCTCAGCAATTGCCAAAGATTACGGCAAGTCAGCTATTTGGATGAATCGCTATCTTAATAAAAAGGGTGTCCAGTTTAAACAAGGCGGCATCTGGCTTTTATATCAGAAGTATGCGGAAAAAGGCTACACCAGCACCAAGACACATAGCTATCTTGGCAGTAACGGCCAGCAACATACAAAGGTCCATACATACTGGACTCAAAAAGGCAGACTCTTCATTTACGAACTGATGAAGGCAGACGGTATTTTGCCACAGATAGAAATGGAGGGTGTGTAATGGGAATCAACAAATTCAATCATGAAGGATACCATGATCCAACTCCCCATGAAGCACTGACCAACATAATGAAAAAGGAAAAGGCAGAGAAAAAATCTGCCTTTAAGCCGCTTGTATATATCTGTTCTCCCTATTCCGGTGATGTAGAAGGAAACATTAAAAAGGCTCGCAGTTTTTGCAGGTTTGCTCTAGACCAAAACTGTATCCCGATTGCTCCCCATCTTATGTTTCCTCAGTTTATGGATGATGAAAACCCAGAGGAACGGGAGCTTGCCATATTTATGGACATCGTGCTTATGGGCAAATGCTCCGAGGTGTGGGTGCTGGGCAATACCATCTCAACCGGTATGGCGAGGGAAATTGAAGTAGCCAAGAAACGCAGACAAACGGTCAGATATTTTAGTCCGGAGCATGAGGAGGTTGAAAGCTTATGAAAATTGCAGTGGGCAATAGCCGGATGGATAGAAAATGGAAAAACAAAGATATCTCCTGGGAGGATTTTTGCTCCCGTGTAAAGACGACGCAACGCACCACGGAAACAGTAGAAGAATATCGGAAGTTAAAAAGAGGTCAACAAGATGATATCAAGGATGTAGGCGGCTTTGTCGGAGGACATTTAAAAGAAGGAAGGCGAAAGAAGGGCAATGTTCTGTGTCGTTCTTTGCTCACCCTTGATATGGATTACGGTAGACCAGATATTTGGGAGCAAATCAGTATGCTTTTTGATTTCAAATGTTGCGTTTACTCCACCCATAAGCATACACCGGAAAATCCAAGACTCAGGCTTATTGTTCCCCTTGCTCGTGAGATCAGCGAAGAAGAATATGCAGCTGTTGGACGTATGGTGGCAAAAGAAATCGGTATTGACCTTTTCGATGATACGACATATGAAGCCCATCGCCTTATGTATTGGCCATCCACTTCCTCTAACGGTCAATTTGTCTACGAAGAGCAGGATGGAGCATTACTTGACCCAGATATTTATCTTTCAAAATATGAAAACTGGCGAGATACAACAACTTGGCCCGTATCAAGCAGGCAGTCTGAAGTTATTAATCGCAGTCTTAAAGAACAAGCAGATCCTCTTTTAAAGGAAGGTGTGGTAGGAACTTTCTGTCGCGCCTATTCCGTTCGTGAAGCAATAGAGAAATTCTTAGGTACAGTTTATGAAGCATCTGCTATGGAAGGGCGCTATGACTATATTCCAGCTGACAGTAGTGCGGGTGTAATAATTTATGATGATAAATTCGCTTACAGCCACCATGCCACCGACCCAGCAAGCGGCCTGCTCCTCAATGCTTTTGATCTCGTTCGTATTCATAAATTCGGCTCTTTAGATGATAGAGCTTCCACTACTACGGCTCCTGGCAGGATGCCGTCTTTTGTGGCAATGTGCGAGTTTGCTATAAAAGATGAAGCGGTAAAAGCTGAGTTTGCAAAGGAAAGAAAGGCTCAGGCTGAAGAAGAGTTTAGTGATGAGGATTGGCAGACAGGTTTGGAACTAGATAAGCAAGGTCGGATAAAAGACACACTGGATAACATCGTCTTGATTATTCGTCATGATGAAGATTTACAGCATATCGCTTTCAACTGCCACCGTGATGGTATAGATGCCAAAGGTGGTCTGCCTTGGGAACAGATTAAATGTGGCTGGAATGATTCGGACAATGCACTTCTTAAGGTGTACTTAAGTGGCAAATACGGAGTCTATTCTCCTACCAAGACCAAGGATGCTGTGTTAGCTGTAGCGGCTGAACGAGCCTACCACCCTGTTAAGGAGTATCTAGACTCCCTGCCAAAATGGGATGGTATTAGCCGAGTAGAAAATCTACTAATTGATTATTTCGGTGCAACAGATAATTCCTACACAAAGGCAACTATTCGCAAAACGATGGTTGCGGCGGTAGCCCGTATTTATAGACCAGGTACAAAGTTTGATAGTGTTCTAATCTTAAACGGTCCTCAAGGTATCGGTAAGTCAACCTTCTTTGCTAAGCTTGCCGGAGATTGGTTTTCAGACAGTTTGACCATTACGGATATGAAAGATAAATCAGGTGCTGAAAAACTTCAAGGATATTGGTTGTTGGAACTCGGTGAGCTTGCAGGAATGCGTAAGACGGATGTGGAGATTGTGAAGTCCTTTATTTCGAGGGCGGATGATAAGTACCGTGCCAGTTATGGGGTCAACGTCGAAAGCCATCCCCGTCAATGCGTAATTGTGGGTTCTACCAATGCAGAAAGCGGATTTCTTCGGGATATTACGGGTAACCGCAGATTTTGGCCAGTCCGCATTAGCGGTAACAGTAGAAAGAAAGCTTGGCAGATGACCAAAGAGGAAGTACAGCAGATTTGGGCAGAGGCTCTAGTTCTTTATGAGAAGGGCGAAAAACTCTACCTTGAAGGTGATGATGTAACCATGGCAACCAGTGAACAGGCAGATGCTATGGAAACAGATGAACGAGAAGGACTGGTTCGTACCTACTTGGATACGCTCTTACCGGATGATTGGGACACAATGTCTTTGTACGAGCGTAGAAATTTCCTCGGCGGTAGCGAATTTGGCGGCGGCACCCGTGTTGGAACAGTAAAAAGAACCCTTGTTTGCAATATGGAAATTTGGTGTGAGTGTTTCGGTAAAGAGGCATCAATGCTAAAACCATCAGATTCCTATGCCATCGGTGCCATTATGAGAAAGATCAGTGAGTGGAACAAGTACACTGGGAACAAGAATGGTGTTGTGACGTTCCCTGTCTACGGAAAGCAACGAGCTTATTCCCGAGTCGAGGAACAACGCTAAGTTGTACCTTACCTTGTTCCCATACTGGTTCTTTCCCTAAAGTTAGTAATGATAAGGAAAATCAACGGTTCGGAACAAGTGGAACAAGAAGTATCCTATTTATTTATAATTAGTAAAAAGAAGTAATAGTAGCCTGTGCATACACGCATACGCGCGCGTATAGGAAAAATGGGTCAAAGTTGTTTTCTTGTTCCGAGCCTTTTATATGGGAGGTATTTATGCTTGAAAAATATATCGAAAAGAAACTGGTGGCTGAGGTAAAAAAGATGGAAGGCATTGCGGCGAAGTTTGTTAGCCCAGGTTTAGATGGGATGCCAGACCGCATAGTGCTTTTACCACATGGGAAGATGGCTTTTATAGAATTAAAGGCTCCCGGAAAGAAACCTCGTCCGTTACAGATTAGAAGAATAAGGCAATTACAGAAGTTAGGCTTTACCTGCTATGTAATTGATGATGTTAAGCAGATTGGAGGGGTACTGGGTGAAATACAATCCTCATAAATATCAGACCTATGCAACGAATTTCATTCTAGAGCATCCCATAGCCGCGGTGTTTTTAGAAATGGGTCTTGGCAAAAGCGTCATTACTCTAACGGCTATATTTGATTTATGTCTTGATAGTTTTGAAATTGGAAAGGTTCTGGTCATTGCCCCGCTTCGAGTAGCAAGGGATACTTGGCCAGCTGAGATAAATAAGTGGGAGCATTTAAAAGGACTGGAGTTTTCGGTAGCTATCGGCACAGAACAGGAGCGATTGGCGGCTCTTAGAAAACCTGCAAGTGTCTATCTTATAAATAGAGAAAATGTTGATTGGTTGGTAAATAAAAGTGGCATCCCTTTTGATTATGACATGGTGGTCATCGATGAGCTATCATCCTTTAAATCCTATGGTGCCAAAAGATTTAAAAGTCTACTAAAAGTAAGACCAAGGGCAAAACGGATTGTAGGTCTTACAGGCACACCTTCTAGTAATGGGCTAATGGATTTGTGGGCGGAGTTTCGTATTCTTGACATGGGTAAAAGACTCGGCAGGTACATCACTCACTACCGCAATTCCTTCTTTACACCAGATAAACGCAATCAGCAGATCGTGTTTTCATATAAACCATTGCCAGGTGCTGAAGATGCCATATATCGGCTCATTTCGGATATCACCATTTCCATGAAATCAGTGGATTTTCTGAAAATGCCAGAGTGCATGATCAATGAAGTGCCTGTGTATCTAAATGACAAAGAACAATCCGTATATGATCACTTTCGTGAAGAGATGGTTCTTGAATTTGCTGATGAAGAAATAGATGCCATGAATGCAGCAGTCCTTTCAGGAAAACTTCTGCAAATGGCAAACGGTGCGATCTATGATGATGATAAAAACACTCATATTATCCACGACCGCAAGTTAGATGCTCTTGAGGATTTAATTGAAGGTGCTAACGGAAAACCTGTGCTTATTGCCTATTGGTATAATCACGATTTAGAGCGTATTAAGGCAAAATTCAATGTCAGAGAAATTAAAACTTCCAAGGATATCAAGGATTGGAACAACGGCGATATTTCTGTAGCGGTTATTCATCCTGCATCAGCGGGACACGGTCTCAACTTACAAAGTGGAGGTTCAACGCTTATCTGGTTTGGACTTACTTGGAGTCTAGAACTCTATCAGCAAACAAATGCGAGACTTTGGAGACAAGGTCAAAATGAGACAGTGGTTATTCATCACATTATTACTAAAGGCACGATTGATGAAGATGTTATGAATGCCTTGAGACGAAAGGAAAAGACACAATCCGATCTTATTAATGCGGTCAAAGCAAATCTTGGGAAAGCGAGAGATGCTGTATGATGGATGCATTTGAAAAGCTGGCAAATGCCATTATTCTACAGGCAGTCAAGGATTATCGTTTTGCACTGAAAAGACTAGCAAAACACCCTCGCAATGATTCTGCTTTATATACGAAACGTGAGGTGGAGTGCTTCTTTCATTCTGAATTGTTCAATGTCCTTACCTCTCTAAACCCTGACATGTTAATCCAACAGCTACAAGAGGAGGTGGTGCGATGATGACAGCTAAGGAATTCTTAAAACAGGCCTATCGTCTGAATGAATTGATTAATTCCGACCTTGAAGAGTTACAAAACTTAAGGGAACTATCAAGAAGTGTTTCATCCCCCGTTCTTGAGGAAAAAGTCAGTCGAACCAAGTGTACTGACCCACCCTTTGAAAAGTATGTGATTAGAATAGTAGATTTGGAGCAACAGATACAACAAGAGGTTGAACGGCTAGTAAAGCTTAAATCAGATATCCGTGAAGCAATTAACCAGATGGAAAACGTAGATGAGAAGCTGATTCTTCGCTACCGATACATTAACTTTCTTAACTGGGAAGAAATCTGTGTTAACCTTAATGTTTCTATGAGAACCGTGCATAGACTCCATTCATCCGCTTTGCAACATTTAAAGGTTCCAAAATAAAAGTTGGCACACTGTGGCACAGTTTGGCATACATTGACACTGTTTGTCCGTAGTGAAAGTTATATAATGGTAGTATGGAATATTAGAAAAAACAGAAGCCTTCACGGGAGCATCTCTCCTGCGAGGGCTTTTTCTATGGGCAAAAGGAGGTGCAGTATGCCAAAGAAACCTAAGCGACCGTGCTCTTACCCTGGTTGCCCAGAGCTAACCGACAAGCGCTTTTGTGAAGAGCATAGCAAGAAGGAAGCCGCACGGTATGAAAAGTATGACCGTGACCCAGCAACACGTAAGCGTTATGGTCGTGTTTGGAAAAGGATACGTGACCGCTACATTGCAGCTCATCCTCTTTGTGAGGAATGCAAACGACAAGGAAAGCTGACCCCAGCAACCGAAGTGCATCACATTCTTCCTCTTGCAAGAGGAGGGACTCACGATAGAAGTAATCTGATGGCTCTTTGTACACCTTGCCACTCTGCAATCACTGCAAGAGATGGAGACCGTTGGGGAACCCGGTAGGGGGAGTCAAATCTCCACAGCTTTTCATTTGTGTAACGGGCGTGGGGCAACGCGTGAAAATTCGCGGTTTCAAACAGGGTAATAGGCCCATTGACGAAAAGAGGTGAGTGAATGGCCAAAGATGGAACAAATCGTGGCGGTGCCCGTATAGGCTTCGGTCAAAAGAAGAAACCACTTGCTGACAAAATTGCAGAGGGAAACCCTGGTAAGAGAAAGCTTGAAGTCGTGGAGTTCCAAAATACCGCTGACCTGAAGGGGCAAGAAATGCCAAAGCCAATGGCCATGCTCTCCGCAGTGCAAAAGGATGGAAAAACCCTAGTAGCGAGTGAAATCTATGAAATTACATGGAAATGGCTTGAGGAACGTGGCTGTGCCCATTTGGTACTTCCACAGCTTCTAGAGCGATATGCCATGAGTGCGGCAAGATGGATACAGTGTGAGGAAGCAGTAACCGAGTTTGGCTTTCTAGCCAAACACCCAACCACCGGCAATGCTATTCAAAGTCCTTATGTAGCGATGAGTCAGAACTTTATGAGCCAGACAAACAGGCTATGGATGGAGATATATCAAATCGTTCGAGAGAATTGTGCTACAGAGTATTCTGGTTTAAACCCACAGGACGACGTGATGGAACGACTGCTATCTGCCCGCAGAGGAAAATAAAGATAAGGAGATATGATGTAATGAGTAAAAGATACTTAACAGCAGAAAGTGTATGCGCCGGGCATCCTGACAAACTATGCGACATCATAGCAGATAGCATTTTGGAAGCTTGCCTACGTAAAGATAGGGCATCAAGGGTGGCTTGCGAGGTTATAGCGACTAAAGGAAAAATTATCGTGGCGGGCGAGATCTCCTGCAGCGGGAAAATCGACATCCGATACATTGTTAGAAATGTCCTAAAAGAGATTGGATACAACCCTCTAAAATTTTTGATTTATGTATATATACATAGTCAAAGTGTAGATATTGCGGCTGGTGTGAATACCGCACTGGAAGTACGAAATGGAATAAACGAACAGTACGGTTCCATAGGTGCTGGAGACCAGGGGACTATGTATGGCTATGCTACAAAGGAAACAAGGGAAATGCTCCCCCTCCCTCTTGTACTATCCCACAGAATAGTAAAAAGACTGGATGATTGTCGCAAAGGAAAGCTGATAAAAGGGATTCTTCCCGATGGTAAAGCACAAGTAACGGTAGAATATGAAGCTGACACTCCAGTAAGAATAAAGACGATTGTGATATCGGTACAGCACGATAAGAATAAAACACAGGAAGAACTTAAGGCAGATATCCTTAACAATGTCTTATGGCAGTGCTTTGAAGACTTCCCTTTTGATGATGAAACAGAAATTCTCATCAATCCATCAGGTCAGTTCGTACTTGGTGGACCCGCTGCCGATACGGGTTTGACTGGAAGAAAAATCATGGTCGATACCTATGGAGGGCTTGCATCTCATGGAGGTGGTGCTCTTTGTGGTAAAGACCCAACAAAAGTTGACCGAAGCGGTGCTTACATGGCTCGGTATATTGCCAAGCATATCGTTTGGTGTGGCTATGCCAAGAAATGTGAAGTGAGTATTTCCTATGCCATTGGTAAGGCAAACCCAGTAGCCTTTACTGTAAATACCCTTGGTACTGGCACTATTTCTGATGAAATATTAACTCTTGCTGCCCAGGAAACTTTCAACTTAAGACCTGCGGCCATCATTGAAAAACTGCGTCTTAGAAATGTGATTTACTCTGACACCGCGGCTTATGGTCACTTTAACAGTTGTCTGTTCCCGTGGGAGGATGTAAATAAATACAGTGAATTTAGAAAGGCGGTGGAAAAGTATGTTGATAGAGAAGATTAAAACGAAACAACTCATCCCCGCTGAATATAACCCAAGGAAAGATTTAAAACCGGGTGATTCGGAATATGAGAAACTTAAACGCTCCCTTGAGGAGTTTGGTTATGTAGAACCCGTTATATGGAATAAGACTACAGGCAGAGTTATCGGAGGTCATCAGCGTTTAAAAGTCCTGCTTAGTATGGGTATAGATGAGATAGAATGCGTAGTAGTTGAAATGGATGAGCAAAAGGAGAAGGCGCTGAACATTGCACTAAATAAAATTAGTGGTGATTGGGATAAAGACAAATTAGCACTTCTCATCACGGACCTAAATGCTTCAGACTTTGATGTGTCTTTGACAGGTTTTGACCCGGGAGAGTTGGACGATCTTTTCAAGGATTCCCTTAAGGATAATATAAAAGAAGATGATTTTGATGTAGACAGCGAGCTGAAAAAGCCCGCTGTTTCGCATTTAGGGGATGTTTGGCTACTTGGACAGCATCGATTAGTCTGTGGAGACAGTACAAAGAAAGACACCTTTGATGTCTTGATGGATGGGAAAGCTGCCAATCTGGTAGTTACGGACCCTCCATATAACGTCAACTATGAAGGCACTGCTGGAAAAATCAAAAATGACAATATGGCTAATGAAGCGTTCTATGATTTTCTGCTTGCGGCATTTCAAAACACCGAAGCAGCGATGGCAAAGGACGCATCTATTTATGTATTTCATGCTGATACGGAAGGACTCAATTTTAGAAGAGCATTCTCCGATGCAGGATTTTATCTTTCCGGTACTTGTATATGGAAAAAGCAGTCCCTTGTTCTCGGTCGCTCCCCATATCAGTGGCAGCATGAACCAGTACTCTTTGGATGGAAAAAGAAAGGCAAGCATCTCTGGTATTCAGACCGCAAGCAGACAACCATCTGGGAGTTTGAGAAACCAAAGAAAAACGGCGACCATCCAACCATGAAACCAGTGGCACTTGTGGCTTATCCCATTATGAACTCAAGCCTTAGTAACTGCATCGTGCTCGATCCTTTCGGTGGTTCAGGAAGTACACTGATTGCCTGTGAGCAAACAGATAGAATCTGCTACACCATTGAACTGGATGAAAAGTACTGCGATGTTATTGTGAAAAGATATATTGAGCAAGTGGGAAACTCTGATGGTGTATTTCTATTAAGAGATCGCTTGAAATTCAGATATTGTGACCTGCCAGAGGTGAATGAGGATGAGTAAATTGACACTTGGTTCCCTCTTTGATGGCAGTGGTGGTTTTCCTTTGGGTGGTTTGCTTTGTGGCATCGAACCTTTATGGGCATCTGAAATTGAGCCGTTTCCTATACGGGTTACGACTAAACGTATCCCTCAGATGAAGCATTATGGAGATATAAACAAATTAAATGGTGCGGAGCTTCCGCCTGTAGATATCATAACCTTCGGCTCTCCATGCACGGATATGAGTGTGGCGGGTAAAAGAGCTGGTTTGGACGGAGAGCAATCCGTCCTTTTTTATGAAGCAATCCGAATTATTAAGGAAATGAGGTGTAAGACCAATGGACAATATCCAAGGTACGCAGTCTGGGAAAATGTCCCCGGTGCATTCTCGTCGAATAAAGGAGAAGACTTCAAAGCAGTCCTCGAAACGGTCATCAGTGTCAAAGAACCGAATACCTCGGTGCCTTTACCTGAAAAAGGACGATAGCCATACGCTGACATCTATATGGGAGACGGATGGAGCGTGGCTTACCGAACTATCGATGCGCAATATTTCGGAGTCCCCCAACGTCGTCGTAGAATCTACCTTGTCGCAGATTTTGCAGACGGATGTGCCGGAGAAATACTATTTGAGTCCGAAGGCTTGTCAAGGGATTTTACGCCGAGCGGCAGCCCGTGGCAAAGAACTGCCGGAAATGCTAAAAACCGCTCTGGAAAAACAGGCGATAGCATAACTTGCCTAAATGACCAAGGCGGAAGAGTGATGTCTGTTTCGAAGGATATTACAGCAACACTTCGAGCAGAGGAACATGGACATCAGCCTTGCGTAATGCAGTCAAGCGGATTTTGTACTGAACACAGTGCCAAGAGCAGAAGTGTAGGATATGAGGAAGAACGTTCCCCTACACTTAGAACAGGTGTTGTCCCAGGTGCAGTCATGTCCTTTGAACCGGGTGCTGCTTCTCGAGTTGGTGGCCATACTGACGAAAACTTAAGTGGATCACTTCGTGCAAACATGGGAGATAATCAAACAGCTGTTGTCATTGAAAACCATCCAACTGATAGCCGTGTGAAACTCTCGGAGGATAATAAAGTACAGACGCTGACCTCTCGGATGGGAACTGGTGGCGGGAATGTACCCCTTAAGGATTATATCAAGCAGGTGCACGGAAACGTCATTCCGAATGATGAACTGACATACTTGGCAGTCCATATTCATCGATTGATTTCTTATCAGCAATTAAAATAAATGAGAGCCACTTGCCTTTGTGGAAGGCGAGTGGTTTCTTGTTTTTGAAAAAGAAGGAGCGTTTTTTGTTTATAGGCAAGATGAGTTGTTGATCACTACCAACAGTTGAAATTGACAACAAAAGGCTTTTTCAATTGTTGACAAAAACAGATTACTAATTGACAAAAGGTCATTACAAAAATTTACACGTGTGATAAGATCATGTTAAAGATAGAGAACAATCTTAAAAAGAAAGAGGGGGTTCGGCATGAGCAAGGTCGCTTCAGAGGTGGTTGCGGGGGTGTTGAACGAATTCCATTTGGCCATTAAAAAGCACGATACTGAGCAGGCAAAGCATCTTTTTGATGAGGCGAAGTCGATGTTTTCCGAGATGGAAGAGGATCAGAATGTGCTGGCTTATTTTTCGCTTCTTGAGGAGCGGTACCGGATGATGCTTTATGATGCGAGGGGAGAGCGGCTGCCGCGGGAGTCTTATTTTAATGCTTCGCAGATCGAGTGCATCGAGCAGACGGATCATATGATTGATTACTATTTCTACTTTTTTGAGGCGATGCATGAAGCGTACAACAAGAATGTTGAGCGGGCGATCAGTCTGTACAAGGTTGCCGAGAAAAAACTGGCGAAGGTGCCCGATCAGATTGAAGCGGCCGAGTTTTATTTTAAAGTGTCCTGGCTGTATATGTCTCTTCGGCAAAATGCGGTTTCTCTCAATTATGCGAGAGACGCGATGAATATTTATAAAATGCATGACGGGTACGAAAAAAAGCTGGCGATTTCCCAAGTTGTGATGGGGACAAATTACATGCAGATGCAGCGCTTTAAAGATGCGGAGAAGTACTTTGAAGAATCGATTGAAATTTCCAAAAAGATTGACGATTCATTTTTAGAAGCGATGCTTCATCACAATATCAGCATTCTGTATTCCAATTCCGGCCGGTCTCAGGAATGCATTCTCGCCGTCCAGCATGCTTTGAGCAACGCCGAATGGTGCAAGTCAAGCTACTATATCAACTCGCTTTACATGCTGACCAGAGAGTTTTTCAAAATCGGCGAAACAGAAGCGGCCCTGTTCTATCATAAAAAAGGACAGGAGGAATTAAAGAAAAACGGGAATAAGCATTATGAAAAGAAAATAAATATTATTTATGAGCTGTATTGCCATGAAAACGTAAAAAGCATCAAAGACGACATCCATTCCTTGGACGAGATGAATGATTTAGACGGTGTCTGCGATCTTTCTTTGCTCATCTCAAGCTATTTTGAGAAAAAAGGAGATGACAAGAAAGCGCTGGAATTTGTTAAAATATTCATGAAAGCCGAAAACAAAATGAGATCATTAGGGAGTGAGGTATTGTCATGA